GGCCTTAAGAAATACGTCGCAAATGCTGACCGTAAGCGGACCAAGTCGAGGGCAGTCGAGAAGTTCCTGACTGTCCAAGAAGACCTAGGTCGTGCCATGGCAGCGTTCCAGGCCCCTGTCCTAAATCCCAAACACACTCGTGAATGGGGTTGGAAAGACTGGGATAATTTGGCACTGTTACGTGCGAAGAACCTGGTTTGCCAGATCCTTGGCGATGCTCCGGACACCGATAAATGGTACACGTTATGTGGCCACGGTCCCGGCTCCACAATGGGTCACCCGTACTCCGACAGAAGTCTCTCGGCGAAATTCGAACTGCCGATGGACATGACGTCGAAATGCGAACCCATCTTCCTCGATTACTTCGACTGGTGTCGGCCTCTTCAGGTCGCCTACCATTACGCCTATCCTACCATGGACTGGTCGCGGGGATTCTCCCCGTATGTCGAAGTTGTGCAAGGCAATAAACTCACTACCGTACTCAAGACTAACGAGATAGACCGGACAATGGCCGCTGAGCCTACTGCGAACATGTTTATGCAGCAGGGGTTAGGCCGGTACATGTCTGATCTGCTCGCTGACTTTGGGTTGGACTTCCGTACGCAGCAAGAGCTCCATAGACATTTGGCTTTTGTTGCATCCATCACAGGACGGGACGCGACCATCGACTGGTCATCTGCATCCGATACTGAGGGTGTTGAGCTAGTTGAGTGGTTATTACCTCGTAAGTGGTGGTTAGCGGTTGATGCGGTGAGGTGCGAGTATACCCTAGTAAATGGCAGCTGGCAGAAGAACGCCTGTTTTGCCACAATGGGTAATGCTACTACTTTTCCCATCGAGACGTTAGTGTTCTTTGCCCTTGGCGTCGCGGGGACGACTGCATATTACCTGCGGCTTATGCCATGGACTTCGTCAGGTTAGCCGGGAGCTTAGGCTTTCGACCAAACTTTGACAAGTCATTTTGGAATGGACGCTTTCGCGAGTCCTGCGGCGGCGATTTCTTCGCTGGCCGTAACGTGCGCCCTGTTTTTATACAGGCGCCCACTTCAGGTAGACGAGAGGATATGCTCGCGTGGCTGTACAACTGTGCTAACCGGGTTATAAGAATGGCCAAAAAGGTCTTCGGCCCGTTGACGTACGTGTATAGAAGCTCGGCAGTCCGATACGTCCTGTCTGAATTGTCAAGGTATCAAAGAAGGATCCTAGTGGTACCTGACAACTTGCCAGATGACGCAGGTCTTAAGACCTCCGGTGACGGGTACAGGCTTTCTCGACTTTTGTCAAGGCCTGTGCAGAGGATAAGCATCGACAAGCACGGAACCGTCCGTTTTAGGGCGCTCGTGCCTAAAGTGCTACCCTCCCGTGAACGGATCCGTCCGTTCTACCTATGGGTGACCCTTATGAGGTCACCTGAGGTACTCTGGAAGTACAACCTACGTTGTCCCGAGTTCCTCGCCCGTAAGGACGATGAGCTCAATGGCGACTGTGGCTTCGTAGTGAGAACC